TTATAAACTAAAAGTTAAGAAATATAAACAATTTACAAAAAATAATTAAGAATTCTTTACCAAAAGTATTGACAGACTGTTAACGTTGGTGCTATATTGTAGACAGTTCAGAAAACTGAACAAAAAATAAAAAAGGAGATGTTGTAAAATGGCTTTTAACTACAGCAAACTAAGAGGAAAAATAAAGGAGAAGTACGGCACACAACTGGCATTTTCAGAAGCTTTGGGCGTTTCTTCGGTTTCCGTTTCGGACAAGCTGAATAATAAAACAAGCTTCAGCCAGCCGGAAATTATGAAATCTATTCAGCTTTTGGAAATCAAACCAGAAAACATGAGAGCTTATTTTTTTACCTCTGAAGTTCAGAAAACTGAACAAGAGGAGAGGTAAGGAGGCACCGATGGTCACAATAATAAGCCGCCAGAAACTAGCGGAACGATGGGATACAACGGTAACGACCCTGGACGCCTGGGAGCGGGAGGGAGTCATCAAACGATTACCGCGATATTCAACACCACGATATTCACTAGCCGATGTGGAGAGAGCCGAATCAAACGGCATGGACAATCTCTACAAGAAAAAGGAACAGATCATCAGGGAACAGGCAGAGAGGATTCAGGAACTTGAAACGAAACTAGAAACGATTAGGAGGGCAATCGGATGAAAATAGGAGACAAGGTAATCGTAAAGTCAAAACGCAGAATGATGAGGCACGTTGGAACGATAGTCGAGATGCACCAAGAAGACAACGAAGATGTGATGATCATCACGAATGGACGCGAAACTGTGAGATTCAGATTATTTGATTGGGAAGTTCGTAGATATGAAAACAATTGAGCTTACACAAGGCAAGGTGGCTATGGTAGACGACGAGGACTTCGAGGAATTGAACCAATACAAGTGGTATGCGCATAAAACTGGAAATACATTTTACGCTGGGAGAAATGCAAAAGGACTAAACCGAACAACGATGCACATGCACCAAACAATCATGAATGCTCCAGAAGGTGCGGATATAGACCATATAAATGGAGATGGTTTAAATAACCTCAAATCAAATTTGAGAATAGTGACTCACCGACAAAACACTCAGAACAGACACGCAACCAAAAGTTCAATTTACCCAGGTGTGGGTTGGCACAAGAAGGATAAAAAATGGCGGGCGTATATCACTATAAACGGAAAAGATAAACACTTAGGAAATTTCGGTGTAGAAGCCGAAGCGTATAACGCGTATTTAAAAGCACTTGAAGGTATAGGTGAAATATGCGTAAACAACATTATTAAGGAGGTAATAACATTTGGAAACTAGAGAGGAATCCTGGGGAACAGTATTTACTATGTTAGGTTTGCTGATTCTGTCTTGTGTCCTGCTGTTCGCGGTCATGTGGGTGATGGTGTAGATGAACAGATTTAAGGGCCCAGCCAGAAGAAAAGATGAATACCGAGAACGCAGCATAAGTTTTGATGAATGGTGCAACCTTATCGGCCGTAGTCAAAGGAAATTACCACAGGCATCAAAGCCTAAAGCAAAAGAAACGGAGGTCAAGAAGTGAAAAAGAAGCGTAACAAATACCGTACGCCTGGACTCTTCCAACGATACTTCCCGGCAGTGTTGCTCACACTGGTGGCACTCACCTTGATGTTGGAACTTGCACTGCTTATATGGGAGGGAATGAAATGAAAAACGAAAGAGTTTATGTAGTTATGAAAATATGGGTCAGCTCAGGAGCGACGGAAATCTTAGATGTCTATAAATCCCTAAAAATGGCGCAAGCCTACACGGAAAAAAGAGATGGTCTCCTATATCGCTACAGCATTACCGAATGTCCGGTGGTGCAGAAATGAAGAAACTTAAGTATTACTACCGCTGCATTCAATGGCTCTGGCAGAACCGTGAGTGGAAGAGCACCAGACAGAAATGGAAGGCCATGGATAAAGAAATTCAGAGGAGGGGAAAGAAGTGAAAAAGGTTAAATGTATCGACGCAGGCCACGGATTGAACATAGAAAAAGGCAAAGTGTACGAGGTGGAACACGAAATTTCAGACGGCTTCAGCGTCTTCTACGAGTTAAAGGGAGTCAGAGGGGCAAAACTCAAAACTAGATTTGAGGATGTGGAAAATGATGAAGCTTAACACCGAAGCTCTTATCTACACCCTGGCAATCCTCATGACCATCCTGGCTGTATGTTTCGGGGCAGTAATCTTCATACCTTTAGGAGGGATGTGATGAAGATATTGGTAGCCTGTGAAGAAAGTCAGGCAGTTACGATTGAACTAAGAAAGTTAGGGCATGAAGCATATTCCTGTGACACGGAGCCTTGTAGTGGTGGACACCCCGAATGGCACTTACAAGAAGATGTGGTGCCATTACTAAAACAAAAGTGGGATATGATTATTGCCTTCCCACCTTGTACCCACCTGGCAGTAAGCGGGGCAGCGTGGTTCGAACAAAAGCGGAAAGATGGCAGACAACAACAGGGTATCGACTTCTTTAATCTATTTACTAATGTTGATTGTCCTCGAATCGCGATAGAAAACCCCATAGGGATAATGTCAAACCTTTACAGAAAGCCCGACCAAATTATTCAACCCTGGATGTTCGGGCATACGGAACGGAAAGCAACATGCTTATGGCTTAAAGGTTTGCCGAAACTAACGGAAACAGAAAATGTGAAGGAAAAAATGTTAAATCTCCCCCAAAATATACAGGAGAGAATACATTATCTTCCACCGGGACCCGAACGCTCAAAATTAAGAAGCAAGACATACGAGGGGATAGCAAAGGCAATGGCTGAACAATGGGGAGGTAACAGACTTATTCCAGAAGGATACATTGAAATCTAAGGCAGGCAGATGAACCTATTTGAATTATTAATAGAGGAGGCTAAGTAATGAAAAAGGGCGATTATGTTAGAGCAACATCCATGGGTGGCTGGGTTCGTATATCCGGAATATTCGTAGATGAGAACGTTGCGGAGATTTACCTGGAGGTTGATGCAGAAATCCGGCACCTGAGAAAGAACCTGTTTACTTTCGTGGAAATTGATGTAAACGGGAGGGAAATCAAATGACACGCTATGAAGCATACAGAAAAGCCAGGACAGAATACCTGAAGAAGAAAGAACGAGAAGCAGACTGTTATCAGTGCGATGCCATCATGGGAAACCGCAAGGCAGCACTGTGGAACAGACGACAAAGCACAAGGGCTGATTAGGAGGGGGATGAAAATGGCAGGACATTTCAAGACAATTACCCAGGAGCAAGCGCATGAACTGATTTTGAGATATGAGATGGGCGCACAGCCGAAGGAGGACTTCGGGAATTTCCTTGTGCCCGAATCAGATGGCACCTACACGGCAATTGACAACACAATCGGTAGCTGCGAAACAGAAACGTTTAAGACGCGGTTCGAGGCGGTCAAATATTTATGTGGAGTGGAGGTGTAGAGATGACCGGAGGACAAAAAGTAAAACTCACAGCAATACACAGCAACACCATAATCAATGGCACCTTGAAGTACGCCAACGATGATCTCTACATTGTGGAGGATAGCTTCACCGGCACCGAAAGCATATTTCCAACCAGGTACTACACGATGGAAAAGATAGAGGAGGAGAAAGAGCAATGAAGGAATTTACACCGGTAACCAGATATGTATGCAGCCACTGCAAAGAAGATTTCCGGACCACCACCCGACACGACTGCAAGCGTGATCCAGAAAAGAAGAACTGCTTTACCTGCAAGCATAATAACGGCTGGGACCAGACTGAAGTAGATGAAGGACACACGGAATTCGGGCACTATAGCCGCAAAGAATGGTCAGTATCATGTGCAATGGACCACGAGGACCGGTCGGCACCCAACCTGGCGAGCATGGGTTATAAGCTTAATTGCCCCGAATGGGAACAGAAGGAGGAAGGACAATAAAAAAGCCGTTTCAGAAGCGTCAACTCCTGGAACGACGATAGGGATATTTATACAAGCACATTATAACACGAAATTTAGGAGGAATGAAATGAGTAAAATTTCAGCAGAAACAGCAAGAGAAGTAGCAGATTTAGTGAAACCATTTAATTTGTTTAAACAAATCGAAGAAAAGGCGATTCAAGGTGAGTATTCGCTTACCGTTCCGTATTTGTCAAAACTAGGATTTGAAGCACTTGTTGATGAGGGGTTCGATGTGTACGCGGCAAACGGTGAAGTTAAGATCACATGTTATAACGAAGATTCGTTCAAGATTTACCACGAGTTTGAAATTAGCTGGGAGGGTTAGCGTGGATCAGTTTGATGTTACGAACATAAATGATTGTTGGATGTTTTCACAGCAACCAGAAGCAGATGAAGAAATAGAGGAGGAAGAGGAATAAATGGAAAATAATTATTTAGAACAGTTTAAAGGCGCTACACCAGTAGCTAATAGCCAAACCCAACAAATGATTTCAAGACAAACGCAAGAGGTACAAGGTGCCATCTTCATGGCTAAGCAATTTCCAAGAGACGAATACGCAGCCATGTCGAGAATTGAAAGAATGTGCGAGAGAATGAACCTTGCAGAACAGGCAACTTATTCATATCCAAAGGGCGGAAAGCAAGTCACAGGTCCATCCATCCGATTGGCTGAAGCAATTGCTCAAGCCTGGGGGAATATCGACTGTGGAGTGATCGAGTTGGAGAACAAAAACGGAGCATCTGAACTAATGGCATACGCGTGGGACTTGGAGACGAACACACGAGTTACAAAGATGTTCAAGGTAAAGCATGTCAGGGATACAAAGAAAGGCTCACAAGAGCTCACAGACTCACGAGACGTGTATGAATTAACCGCAAACTTTGGGGCAAGAAGATTGAGAGCTTGCATCCTTTCAGTAATTCCAGGCGATGTCATTGATCAGGCAGTCAATGTTTGCAAAGAGACAGTAACCAATCAGGATAAAACACCAATTCAGGACCGTATCAAAAAGCTAGAAAAGGCATTCAAGGAAATGAAAGTCACCAGAGAGCAGCTTGAGGAATTTGCACAGAGAAACTTAAGCGAGTTCGGAAAAGAAGAAATCTTTACTCTTCAGGGAGTTTTCAAGGCAATTAGAGACGGCCAGGGCAAAATAGAAGATTATTTCGGAAAAGTAAAAATGGATGCACCTAACATATTCGAGAAACCTAAAAAGAAAGAGGATGAACCGGAGATTATTGATGCTGAAATTAAGCAAGAAGATATATTCGAAGGTACACCGTTTGGAGGCAATTAAATGTTAACCAACGAAAATTACTTCTCACCAGAAAACAACTGGAAATACTGTGGATCATCACAATATAAAGACTTTTTTGGAAGTATGGGGCATCACGGATGTGAAGCAATGGCAATGGCAAAGTTAAGAGGAGAATGGGCGATGGAGAAAACTGACGCCCTTCTCATTGGATCTTATGTCGATGCTCATTTCGAAGGAACCCTGGACTTATTCAGAAGTCAGAATCCAGAAATATTTACTCAAAAAGGTGAGCTTAAAGCCGGATTCAAAAAGGCAGAAGAAATCATACAAGTCGCTGAAGCTGATGAAGTTTTTATGCAATTTATGAGTGGCGAAAAACAAGTGATCATGGTTGGCAAAATTAAAGGAGTTCCTTTTAAGGTAAAGCATGATAGTTACCTCAAGCATATGGCAATCATCGACGGAAAAGTGATGGCCAGTATTCGGAAGTTTGAGTGGGTTAAGGATGTAGGAAAAGTCAATTTCGTTGAATATTGGGGTTACGACATTCAAGCGGCAATATACCAGGAAATTGAAAGACAAAATTCAGGCGAAACATTACCATTTTATATCGCTGCACTGTCAAAAGAAAAGGTAACGGATAAAGAAATTATTTGGCTACCTAATCAAATGTTGTCTGACAGGTTGAAAGAAATCGAAAGTAACATGCCAAGGCTAAAGGCGTTAAAGAGTGGTGAGGTTGAACCTGAAAGATGTGAGAATTGTGATTATTGCACATCGACAAGGAAACTGACAGAGCCAATAAATATATATGATCTCGAAGAAAGGATTTAGGAGGAACTATGGAAAAGAAAATACTTGATGTAACTTGTGGTAGCAAAACCATATGGTTTAACAAACAACACCCTAACGCAATTTACTGCGATAGAAGAAAAGAATCATTTACAAAGATATGGACAAGCACAAATAGAGATTCCGAAAGAACCTGTGTTGTGGATCCGGACATTTTAACCGATTTTACAGATTTACCATTTGAAGATAATACTTTCTACTTAGTGGTTTTTGATCCACCACATTTACTCCAATTAGGTGAAAATTCATGGATGCTCAAGAAGTACGGAAAGTTAGACGATACATGGCCACAAATGATACATGACGGATTTCAAGAGTGCATGAGGGTATTGAAGCCAAATGGAACACTGATTTTTAAGTGGTCTGAATATGATATCCCAGCAGAAAAGCTATGGAAAGCAATTGGAGAAAAGCCATTGTTCGGACATCATTCAGGTAAAAAGTCAAAGACATTTTGGGGATGTTTTATGAAATTGGAGGAAAGTAAATGAACAAAGTAGTGATTATAGGCCGTTGCGTTAAAGATCCAGAACTCAAATTTACACAAGGTGCAGGAACGGCGGTAACAACCGTAACACTAGCAGTAGACAGACAAAAGACAAAAGACGGAAAGAAAGAAGCGGACTTCATCCCGGTTGTAATATGGGGAAAACAAGCGGAAAGTACTGCTCAATATGTAGGCAAGGGTAAGCTTCTTGGAATCGCTGGAAGAATACAAACAAGATCATACGACCACAAGGATGGACACAAGGTATATGTCACCGAGGTGGTCGCTGAAGAAGTCCAGTTCCTGGAGTGGGGAGATAAACCACAGGGAAACAGCAGCAGTGATTATAGCGACATGGAACCGATAGACGATGGGGATATTCCATTTTAAGGAGGGAAAAAAGATGAAAGAGTATTTAGAAGTTGAAATCACGGACGGACTCTTCGTGTGTGGTGAGAAAAATAGAGTTGTTTTCAAAATCGACAGAGATGAATATCCGGATCAGCACAAAATTGGAAGAACGTACAACAATGTTGGCATTTGCCACGTTGCAGGTGTACTTGAAGAAATTATCCTTGATGTATGGCCGGGACTCGAACCCAAAGCAGCTACGGGCCTAGCGAGTGATTGCACTGAGTATTACGATAAAGAACTTGACAGTAATGGGTACCTCACACTTCACGGAAACAACTTTGGAATTGATGCTCCAACTAGAAACCACGAGAGAGCATTCGTGCTTAACAAGAGAAAGGCACAAGACTTATTGTTCGACATAGCAAATATTAAAAGGAAAAACCAAGACTAGCGGAGAGGGGGTAAATCTCTCCCTCTATGAAAGAAGGTGAATAGATGAACAAACTCATTTTAGACGCTTGTTGCGGAAGCCGAATGTTTTGGTTTAATAAACAACATCCCAAAGCTATTTACATGGATAACCGAAAGTTAGAAGATACATTGTGCGACGGTAGAAAGTTAGTCATCAATCCAGATATAATGGCTGATTTCACCAAGATTCCATTTAAAGATGACAGCTTTAAGCTTGTAGTCTTTGACCCTCCGCACTTGATTCGAGCAGGTAAAACATCGTGGTTGGGTAAAAAGTATGGAGTGTTAGGCGTCAATTGGCAGGAGGATCTAGAAGATGGATTTAACGAATGTTTCCGAGTGTTAGAACCCAACGGGATTTTAATTTTCAAGTGGAATGAAGACCAAGTCAAGCTAAGTGAAGTATTGAAATTAGCGCCTCAAAAACCACTTTTCGGAGACAAGAGAAGTAAGACACATTGGTTGGTTTTCATGAAAGAAGGTGAGTAAGATTGATGGATGGATTAGCCTACATCGGAAATTATTAGACAGTGCCGTATTCCAAAATGCTGATTTGTTGAAAGTTTGGATATGGTGTTTATTGAAAGCAACACATAAAGATTACGAATTGATGGTTGGTTTACAGATAGTGGATTTGAATCCAGGACAATTTATCACGGGCAGATTTAAGGGATCTGATGAACTTAAAATGAATCCCAGCACGTTTTACAAATATCTCAAAATTCTTCAAGACCTCTCAATGCTCACTCTAAAAAGTGACAACAAAAAAACTGTTGTAACCGTTGCAAATTGGGAGAAATATCAGGGTGATGATGGGCGAACATATCAGCAAAAAGACAACAACATGACAACGGCGTATCAACAACGTGACACAAACAATAACAATAATAACAATAATAACATTAATAAGTATATATACGGCTACCTGGAAGAGAAATGGGGATTACCGATAAGTGCAAACTTAGTTGAGGAATTAGATCACATGATGAACGAATATGGCGAAGAGAAAGTTAAGTCAGGAATCGACATATGTGTTGAGAAAAATGTGAGAACCATGAAATATCTGAAAGGTGTCGTAAGAAATGGTAGCAAACGAAAGGAGGAGGCCAATGCAAAATCTAGCGGATTTGATGAAGAAGCAGCAAGACTCAGAGAACAAGGAATTGGATTCTAATATCGAACATTGCGAAGTGTGCGGTCAACCAATCCAGAAAATCATCAATATTCTTGGAACCCAGAAGAAAGTCAAAGTGATCTGCTTGTGTCGAGAAAATGAACTTAAAGAACTGAATGAAAAAGCAGAGCAACAGGATAGACAAATGCGACTGGACAGGGTAATGAAAAACTCTCTCATGGATGACACCTTCAAGAAAAAGACATTTGAAGCATGGGACAGAAAGAAAGGCAACGAGAAAATCTATCACATTGCAAAGAAGTATTCAGATAATTTCCAGAAGATGAAAGCTGAAAACGTCGGTCTCCTCTTTCATGGCAATCCAGGCAATGGGAAAACCTATGCTGCGGTTGCAATCGCCAATGACCTTTTAAACAGATCCGTTCCGGTGGTATGTGTATCAATAAACTCTCTGCTCAACAGAATTAAGGAAACCTATAACAAGTGGGGACAAGAGGGTGAAGATGCAATTCTAAGGAATTTAGCCAATGCCGACCTACTGATCATTGACGACCTAGGCACAGAGTTCAAAGGTGAGTGGAGCGTGTCAAGAGTGTACAACATCATCGATTCCAGATACCGAAACGGACTACCACTCATCATTACCACAAACTTCACCATGCAGGATTTAAAAACTAGATACGGAGACAGAACACATGACCGGATATTGGAAATGTGTACTCCAGTTCATAACGACAAAGCAAGTTTGAGAAATGAAAAACAGCAAGAGAAAAGTAAGCTGCTAAGAGAATTGTTGGGAGGCAAGTAATGGCGACTAGAAGTAAATATGGAAATAACAAAATCACGTTAGACGGAATAACCTTTGACAGTAGAGATGAATCAAGGTTTTACAATTATCTGCTAAACCAAAAGGCTGAGGACAAAATCATTAACTTCTACCTCCAGCCGAAATATGAACTTCAGCCTAAATTTAAGGGCACAGACGGAAAGTCATATCAGGCGATAACTTACACCCCGGATTTCTTTGTCATCCACCTGGACGGATCCAGCGAGTGTATTGATGTTAAGTCCATGGGAACCGCTACCCAGCAAGGCGAATTGAGAAAGAAGATGTTTATCTATAAATATCCGAAAATCAAACTCACCTGGGTATCCAGGAACATTGGAAGAGCGACATTCGGAGGCGAGTGGATCCTGTACGACGAACTGAAAAAACAGCTCGCTAAGGATAAGAAAAATAGAAAGGAGGCAGAAAATGAGGGGCATTAAGCAACCAATAAAAATGATGGACAAGGAAGGGACCACCCTAAAGACATATAACTCCATTGCAGAGGCTGAAGAGGACACGGATATCTTCCAAACAAACATTGCTGCATGTTGCCAGGGATTGAGAAAGACAGCAGGCAAATATAGATGGGGTTATGCGGAGGTAGAGGAATGACACCAGAAGAAGCGATAGATAGACTTGACATGATGATCGCAGATGATAATTTGTGGGAACAATACACACAAGATGGGAAGGATGCGTTTCAACAGGCATTGCAACTTGGAAGAGAAGCCCTTGAAAAGCAGATAGAGCTAGAGAAAACCAAAAAAGCAATATCAGCATTTCTGGGTCAGTCAGGTGAGTGTGATGGATATCTGGCTTGTGTGACAATTGACCATGAAGGACATTTTCATGCTCAAGGCGAAGTAATAAGGGATTATGACGAGTTAATGGATTGGTACAAACAAGTGTGGGGTAAAGAATGATCTACATCGCACACCCCTACAACAACCTAGCATCTAACAAGAAATCAGTGGAACTGATCATCAAAGAACTATCCCTGAAGAACCCGAATCGAGTGTATGTGAGCCCGATTCATGCCTTTGGTTTTCTGTATCAGACCGTTTCATATGAGAGAGGAATGTATTACTGCAAGGCGCTGCTGAACGAATGTGATTCCGCGATATTCTGCAAGGGTTGGGAGGAATCGAAAGGCTGCAGGTTGGAGATGGAATTTTGTAAGGAAAATAAGATTGAGTGGGAGGATATATGAGTTTAAAAAAGTGGAATGAGAAACCAATACCGCCAAACACTAAACCAGAACCGAGCCAAAGTAAAAAACTGACATGGGATGAAAGTGGCATAAGGGATGAAAATGGAATAGGGATACCGATTATCTATAAACCGTTTATAGAAGCACCCAAACCCGACATGGTGAACCATCCACCTCACTACACGCGAGGAAAAGTGGAAACCATAGACGGACTTGAATCAGCGGTAGAAGGACTTCAGGGCAAGGAAGCAGGGTTAACATGGCAGGTCATAAGATACATGTGGCGATGGAAGTTTAAGAACAATCCACTGGAAGACTTGAAGAAAGCGGAGTTTTACTTGAAGAGGTTAATAAAACATGTGGAGGGGGAACCTAATGAATAACCGTAAAGAAGTCTTCACCACTAAAACTACATTTGATAAAGATACTGGAAAAATACAAATAACAATTGACATGAAACCTAAGTATGATAGGCTGT